TGCTCTAGTTCCTGTAGCATTATTTGCATTTGAATCCCATGTAAAACTTTCACCATTAAATATTGTTGCAACTAAACTATTACCTAAATTGTCTAAAGACCATAAACCAGGATCTGTTACAATGTCCCCTGATGCTGCAGCGTTCCACGCAAAAAAGTTTGATGCATCTGTAACAGTTGCACCGGATGAGTGTATTGCTGCTGTAGTTCCTGTTGCACCTCTCGTTAACCCAGATAATGTGCCTCCACTATTTCCTGTGTAAGTAATTAATTCAGAACCAATTTGTACTGTACCTGATGATGGAAATGATGTTGAACTAGCCATAGTTAATGATGTAACCGACGCATTTATTCCTGATGACAATGTTGATGTAAACTGTCCTTGTGCTACACCACCCCATGATCCAAGACCCCAACCAGTAGATGCAACTTCAACTGCTGGTCCAACTGGATAATAATGTTTTACTCTAATACCACCAGAAGTGGTTGCACCTGATCCTGATTCGTTAGAAGGCATAGTAATTGTTAGAGTAGTATCCGTTGGTATATCTGTTACCATAAATTTTGTATCGTCAAAATCCCCTGATAAAAAACCAGAGTTAGTAATACTTGTAAAATTATCTAATAATATTACATCACTTTTATTTATATTGTGTGCTGATGCAAAAGTTAATGTTACAACCGCAGATCCATTTGTTGTAGAAAATGCACTAGTTAAAGTTGTAGTAGCTTTAATTGGATGTATGTCGTAAAAAATACCACCAGAATAAGCATACAGTATTCTGTTAGTACCTAATGCTGCAAATTTAATTCCTGCTGTATTTACAAAATGGTGTATTGCAGTGTTTCTACCAGTTAAACTTGTAGAACCTAATTGAGCCCAACCACCTATTTTTTCTGGATAACCATATCTAAACCTAACATTATCACCTTCAACCCATTGGCCTTCGCCACCGGTTGATGTAACTTGTTTATTAAATCCTGGTTGAAACTGTACTTTTTGTAACATAATCGTACTTTTAACACATTAACAATAACATTAAAACACTTGAATTAAGAGTGTCTGATGTTAAAAAGGTTTTAGAAATATGAAGATAGATACAGAAATAACTTCACAAATACCAGTAAATTATACTTTTATAACAGGTAAATCAAATATTAATTGTGACTATTTTATAGACAAAATTGAAGAAGGTATAGGAGGTAAAGACAACAAAAATTTTCAAACTAATGTACATGGTTACATGACATCTTGGAAATATTTTTCTAGGGATCAAGAATTTTTAAATTTTTTATATCCCGTTATGAATAAAATAGACTCTTTACCTAGTAAACCACCTAGTTATTTTTTAAATGAGGCTTGGGGTATAAAAGAAATGCTTGGCCATAGATCATCCATTCATGATCATCAACCTGCATATTTATCTGGTGTTCTGTATTTAAACAATCATCCTCAATTATTAAAATTTCCACAAATAGATAAGACAGTAAAACCTCAACCAGGCAAGTTTGTTATTTTTTCTAGTTTTTTAAAACATGGAGCAGATAGAAATTTAATATGGGATAGTAAATACGCTGTTTCTTTTAATCTTCATTATCAGCTACCATATTAATCTTGCTGTCTAGTTTCATTTAAAGGGTATCTCATTTTTCTCTCACCATTATAGTTAATATCATAAAAGAAAGTTATAAGTGTTAGACGTTTATCTTTTCTTTTGTTGTCTATAAAACCATTTGCTTTATGTAAATGATGTGAATCAAAACAAAGCATTCTATTATATCTTGAGTCTACAATAATACTATCTTCAAACTGATTATTGTTTTCTTTTCTTTCTTTTACAAAAAAATTTTTATTGGGATTATTATAATATTTTCTTTTCTTTGACGTGTGCAGGGCATTGGCTGTAACATCTTTTGCATGACAAATAGAAGTACCACAATTTTTATGTTCGCTTAAATATATAATAGAAGTCATAGACATTTCACTATCTCTATGTACCCATCCCTCTTCAAATATTGGATCTACTTCTTGAAACTGCATTGTTGCGTTAAAAGTTAATTTGTCGTATTCATAAGGATAAACAACAGAGAGTATTTTTTGACCAACGTAATTAAATATTTCCATATCTATTTCGTGGATAGATCTACTTCTAACTCCAGGATGTCTGTCTTCAATATCTTTTTCTTTTTTAAGACTTAAACCAAAATTTCTAATTTTATACGGATCTGTAAAAAAATTGTCTGCAATAACTGTAGGATATAACATTATTTTTTAAACCAAGCTGGTAATCCTAAATGCATTCTATTATCAAATACATTATTTTTAAATTTTTTCTTACTCATGTCATTATAATGTAAAAAAACTTGTGCACATTCAAAACCTTTAAATGGTTCTCTCCAATGTTCTAGCTGTTCTCCTTTATATATTAACATGTCTCCTGGTTTTAAATTAACTTTAATACCTTCAACAAAAATACTCCAAAGATCACCTCCTAAATTTAATGTAGATGATATTTCACAACTAAATCTATCCTTGTGTTTTTTAAGAATATCACCTTGTTTATAAATTCTAGCGTAGGAGTAAGTAGGTGCTAGTTTTAATTTTGTATGTTTTTCTATAACGGGTTGGCATAACAAAAGAAGTGACTCCATGGCTATATCTGCATAGTGAGAATAAGTTCCAGGGACTTGACCATCATCCCAAGATCCATAATCTCTTGCGTAAGGAGAAATATATCTGTATTTAAATAAAGTTTGAGCAACCTGTCTTTTCATTAAAAAATAATTATAAACAAAGTTAGCTATCTTAGGATCTAGAGCTTTTTTAACTATTTCAAATTTATCTTTTTTAAAAGTATATTTCATTTATTTTTCTACGTTAAAGTTTAAAGCTATCGATATTCTATCTTCATCTATCATGTGTTGTTTTACAGAATGAATAAGATTAGATTTAAAAACAATTAAAGTTCCTTCAGTAAATGGCACTGTCCAAACTGTTGAATTAATATCTATGTAATTTTTTATAGGCAATTTAGATTTTTCGTTAAAATCTGTAAATAAAATTTTTGCAGAATTAATAGATCCTTTAAGAAAAAAAATAGCACTAATATTAAATAAATGATGATCATGATACTCTTGTCCTTGATTTTTTCTGTAAATATTTAACCAAGCATTTTTTTCATAAATATTAGAATAAATTTGTAATCTATCACAATATTTTTTTACACAATTTTCTATCCATAATAAAATATTTTTAAATTTTTTATTATTATATAAATTATAAGTATCACAAGTATTGTATACTTTATTTGAATCGTACCAATTGTGGCCACCTAAATTATATTTTTTTTCTATTAAATAACTTTCTTTAACCAACTCTGTTAATTGTTTTTTATATTGAAAAAATTTTAATATTTTTGGAAATAGAATTATTTCTGTCATCTATATGGAACTCCTAAATTCCAAATAACTAAACTGTACCTTGTTCCTTCTGTTACTGGTTTAACTCTATGCCATACAAAACTTGGAAAAACCACTATAGATCCTTTTTCTACGCAATCTTTATTTTCAACAATTGATTTGTTTTTATATTTAGGTCTTTGGTTTCTAAAATCAAATTCTAACTCACCGCCTTTATATTCTGTGATGTTAGATAATTGACATGTTACAGATAGCTTTCTAATTTTTCCGTGCTTACCTTTATCACTAGGATCATTATAAGGATACACGGAAGAATCTGAATGCCAATCATAATATTGATTTTTTTTATATTTTGTAAATTGACACGATTCTGAAAAATCGTATTGAAAATTCCAACCAGCTTCTATGTTTGCTCTATCTATAAAAGGTATTATCTCTTTATAAATCCAAGGTTCGTTAAGCCAAACAACATTTGAATCTCTTAATTCTTGTAAAACTTTAGTTTCTTTTTTATTTAAAGGTTGCTTTATTACGTCTCTTCCTTCTCCTTGATCAGCTGTAACTCCTACTATTTGTTTATGAGTTAATGCATATTTAATTACTTCATCGCAAAATTTATAACTTAATGCATTAGGAAAAGTATAAAAATAATTATTTAAGTTCATATATCATACTCTGTATAAAATTAATTTTATTGCTTTTATTAGAATTTACACGGTAAGTTTTATCTGAAGAAAACATAACAAACTTATTTGTTATTAATGGGATTGTCCATTCTTTGTCTTGTTCGTAAAATATTGTTATACTACAACTATCTTCTTGTATTTGTGTACCATAAAGAACAGTAAAATTATATTTATGGTTTTTTAATTTAGAACACTCTTGTGGTAAATAAAAATTTCCCCAAGTTTCTTTGCCTTCTAAAGATAATTTGTGTTTAGCTATTGAATAATCTCTAATATAAGTATCTACTTTATCTAACTCTCTAGAATAAGGAAATTTTTTTTCAAGATATTCTTGTTCAAAAGTTCCCATGATTAATGGTTTAGGATTTATTTCAAATCCTTTAGGCATGTTTAAATTACCATAATATAAATGAGTGCTTGTTAATTCTTTCTTTTGCATAAGCAACGTTAATATAATGTTTTTTAAATATTAATCAATAAATTTTTTGTAAGAAGCCCATCCAGTAATTATATATTTATGTTCTTTTGGAGCAGGTTTTCCGTAATGACTATGTGTCCATGCTGCAGGCCAAATAACAATAGTTCCCTCTTCTGGCTTTATAGATAATTTTTGTTGTGGAAAATATGTTTCACCCCCATTTTTAATAGTATTACAATAAATCATCCAAACTAACATTCTTTTTGATTCAATTTCTTCCCCACTTTGTTCACAATGTTCAGACATGTAATATTGATTTGGTTTATATTTTTGATAATTACACTCAGGATTAACTATCCAACCTGCATGATTTTTATTATCTAAAAACTTATGTTTATTTTTATATTTTAAAATACAATTAAATAAATTTTTAGACCAAAATTGTTCATAAACATTTACAGATGTTCCGCAATAATAGTTTTTTCTTTGTTTATAAAGCGATTTATAATCTTCTAAATTATTAATTTCATCTACAATTTTTTTGCAAGACTCTTTTTTTAATGCTTTTTTTTTAATAAATATATGCTGACTCACGAAATATTTTTAGCTATCGTCTGTTAGATCCCATCTTTCAGCATCTTCATTCCAATTATAATGCCACTTATTAGTTCCTGCATTATTTTGTGAAGATTGTTCGGTAGTTAAATCTGGTGGATCTCCAACAGGAGATTGCCATCTTTTCTCAGAAACATTTTTTACCCAAGATGGATATAGTTTAGGAAACCAAAATAAATTATTAGTTGGATCCCATGTTCCTCCTACATGTGCATAATGCCCTCTAAAATTTGCATTGTATGAAGTTTGTATCCATTTTTCAGCAGGCCAGTTATTGTGTGTTTGTAAGTGTTGTTGACCTAAAGATTCTTGCTCTTGATTATTTTCATCTAATAAATCTTTATTATCAACATGTAAAACTGTTAAAACTAAATTATTATCATCTATTTTTGCAAAGTGTGCCATATTATTGAAACTGATACCTTATAACTACTATACCAGATCCACCTTGTCCAGGTGTTCCGCTTTGTGTATTTCTTTCACCATCTCCACTGCCACCTCCTCCAGTATTAGTGGCTCCAGCTTCACCATTTCCTGCAGATGGTCCAGCAGCAGGTGGTGCATCTCCACCGCCTCCAACTCCTCCATCATTAGGTGAATTGTTTGTATCATAAGTTCCTCCAGCTCCACCGCCGCCAAAGTGCTGATTACCACCAGAAGGTTCTCCATTACTTCCTACTTGATCAGAAGGAAAAGATCTTCCAGCTCCTCCGACTCCACCAACATTATTTGGTGATCCAGATCCACCTGTAGCTTCAGCTCCTCCGCCTCCGCCTCCAGCATCATTTCTAGGTCCACCTGGGTTTCCTTGTCCAGAAACTCCTGATCCAGCGTTAGATGTTCCTCTACCGCCTTGTCCTCCTCCAGAACCACCATTTTGTCCGTTTGCCATTCTATCTGCGCCTCCGCCTCCTCCACCAGTTGTAGGGACTCCAAAAGCAGAAGAATCAGATCCATTACCACCTGAGCTTTTATTAACTCCCATAGGAGAATTTCCACCACCAGATGCACCTCCTCCACCAACTGTTATTGAATAATCTGTTGCTGAAACAGGTTGACCCCCTGTTGCAGGGCTTGGAAAATTATCTAATACCCCTCCAGCTCCACCTCCACCAGAGATGTATCTACCGCCAGCTCCACCACCAGCCACTACTAAATACTCTACTGAATCTGATGTTGTAGCTTCACCTGCATTAGTTACTGTAAAAGTTCCTGGTCCTGTAAATGTGTGAATTTTAAAATTACCTGAAGTTGCAATACTTCCTCCTTCTGCTGCTAAAAAAGCAGGTGGGGGTGCTCCTCCACCAGAACCAAAACCAAGTATTGTGTAACCAAAAGATTTAGTTTTTAGTGTCTGTGTGTTTTTTGTATTTTTACTTGAAATAAGTTTATTTTTTAAATTTCTCATAATATATTATGCATCATTAGCAAGATCAGTAGTAAAGTGTAATTTAATACCATGTAATCTACAATCGCCTGCCATGTTATCCTCAGAAACATCTCTACCAATTCTAAAATAAGTAAGTTCATTATCTCCTGGAGAACCAGCTATTGTAACATTTCCACTTTCAACAGAAACTAAACATTCTTCAACGGCACCTCGAGCAGTATCTTCGACTGCTACTGCTGTGCCATAAGCAGTGTCAATAGAATCATTATCTGCAAAAGCAACTCCTGCTAAAGTTAAAGTAACTGTTTGTGTTGAGGCTGTGCCTGACCAAAAAAATTGAAAAGTAACTGTGCCTGCATTCCATGATTTAGGAAATGCCACTGCAAATTGAGCAAATTCATCACTAGAATTATCAAAATCTAAAACATTCATGTCAGGTCTACCTGATGTAGTTTCTACTGTTGCTAAAGTTGCACATCCATTTGTAGTTGTAGGTGTCATAGCTTGTGCGGGAACCCAAATAGTTTCTTTACCAGCTTGCTTTAAAGTTCCAACGCCATCTAATTTATTTAATTCTGCTGCTGTTGATGTAACATTAGTACCAGCAAGTGAAAAAGTTCCACTTATATCGCAAGTACCATTAATATCTATAGCTGTGGCTGTTAAATCTATTTCATCTGTTGCACCAATAGATAATACTGTTGCACTTGACCCTTGCACGAATTGACTAGCGTCATTAAACATAAGTTTATTTGTGCTATTTAAAGTTAATCCAGTATCATTAGTATGTGTTAGAGTAGCATCAGAACCTGCACCAAAAACAAGAACTGATGAGTCAGATAATAATTTAAGGTCATTACCTATTATTGTATCCTTAGCTACACTTAAACCACCGTCTGTTTGTAATGATCCATCTGTTGTGCTTGTAGCGTCTGTAGTATCATCTGTTTTTAAAACTCCACTAGCTGTTAAAGCCGCTGTTGTAGTTGCACCTGCAACGTCTACAGCTCCAGAAAAATCTCCTGTTGCTGCATCTATTTCACCTGAAATAGTAAAATTTCTAATTCCTGTATAATCTTTGTTTGAATCTAATATAACAGCTTTACTTGCTACAGCTGTACCAACAGCCGTACTACCTATATCTAAAGCGTTAAGTTCACCAACATCTTCAGTGATACCATCAAGTACGTTTATTTCTGTTGCAGTAGAAGTTACTGCTACATCTTCATTTATTTTAGGACTTGTTAAAGTTTTGTTTGTTAAAGTATCTGTTGATACAAGTGATACTAGAGTTGAATCAGCACCAGCAGGTAACAACATAACGTTTGTAACTGTCGCTGAGTGTGGTTGAGCTTTTAATATTTGACCGTGGCTATTGTCTTCACAATTAAATTGTATAGCACCTGAATTTGTATCACCAAGAACAGTTACATGACCAGTGCCTTTTGCACCTATATTAAAATCAATATTAGTATCACCACCAGTAGCTTGTATAGATGGTGGATTACCTGTTGCAGCATTAGTTACATCTATTTGATTTACTGCGGACGATGTTGTTTGAAATATAATTTGTTCATTACCATTTTCATCTGCAATAAAATGTGCATCATCAATTAAAATATTTGCAGAATTAGTATCTAAATTACCTCCAAGTTGAGGTGATGTGTCTTCTACTAGATTTGATATTGCACCTGAAGTAGCGAGTCCTGCTACGATCGCTGATCTTGCAATTTTTTTAAGTCCACCACCTGAAGTGTCTACTGCTATAAAAATATCATCATTTGCAACTGTAGATATTTCAGATAAACTACCTGCAGCTACTGAATTAAAATTAGTACCATCTGCAATTAATAAATTACCTGCAGTGTTTGTACCCATAGTAATATCATCACCAGATACTGTAAGATCTCCAGTTACAATTAAATTTTGTGAAGCTGTTACATTACCGCTTGAATCAATAGCTAAAGCATCTGCATCAGAGGTATGACCTATGTTAGCTCCATTAATAATTATACTATCAACTGTTAAAGTTGTAAGTGTACCAACCGATGTAAGATTAGGCATTGCTGTAATTTCATCGTCAAAGTATGCAGCTAAATCTGTAACTGCAACTTGTACCATTGTCATTTAATACTACTCTATCAGCATCAGCAACTGTCGTAGATGTAGCTGATGTTCCACCGTCAACTATATTTAATTCTGCTGCAGTTGCATCTAATGCAGCTAATTTAGTTAAGTCGGC